CATCGGTCAAACCCCTGGTCAGTACGTACCCTTCCGCAGCTACATCAGCGGCTTCGGCGATGGCACCGGCACCGCAACGGTCTACATGACCGATGAGGACGCCGCCCTGTCCAACCGCATGATCGAGGACGTGCTGCAGCGCCAGCAAAACGGTGCTGCCTTCAAGCTCTACACCGATCGCGTATTCAGCGGCGGCACCCTGAGCGAAACCCTCAGCCGCTCGATCAGCTTCGATGCTGTGCTGACCTCCGCCAGCCTCAACATCAACCCCGACGATGCCCAATCGGTGACCGTCAACTTCCGCCCCTCCGGCACCCCCACCTTCGACTTCGCCAAGTCCTGATACTCTTTTGGGATAGCCAGTTCAGTAGCCCCGGCCTCAAAGCCGGGGCTTTTTATGTCTAGTCCGCTACAGTAGACCCAAACCAACAGGATTTTATGCCTGCCTCAATTCCAGTCCGCGCCATTGATCGTCTGCGTAAAGCAGCCAATTTGGAGCCGGCTAAAAAAGTAGTCGAACTCTCTGACGGCAGCAAATTTGAAATGTGGGTGGCACCGCTGACGATGGCTGAGCGCGAACGCGCCCAGAAGCAAGCCAAGTCCGACGACGCCAACGCTTTCGCACTCCAACTGCTGATCGCTAAGGCCCTCGACGAATCCGGCTCCAAGCTGTTCAGCGTCGGCGAAGTGGATGTGCTGAAGAACGAAGTGAAGGACAAAGATCTCCAACAGCTGATGCTGGCGATTCTGACCGACGACGCCGAGCCCATCGACCCAAAATCCTGAGCGTCGAACTCCGCAAAGACAACTGGCTCATGCTCCAGTTTGGCGTTGCCAAGGAACTGGGCCTGACTCTTACCGAAGTTCGGACGACCATGACCGCCGAGGAATTACTCGGCTGGAGCGCCTACTTCCAAATCCTGAACGAAGACCAGCAAAAGGAAATGGACAAGGCCAGACGCCGCCGCTAACCCGGCGGCTTTTTTGTCGCGTAAACTGAAGTACCAGAGTGTGACGCAAGCCGTGGCCGCTTACAGAGCTGATATTGAAATCGGCGTAAGAGGTGTACGGTATCTAGACGAACTTCAAAATAAGCTCACCCAAGTATCAAAAACTATTGAGCAAGTAAACAAACAACAGGTCGTTATACGCAGAACTATTGCCGGAGCAGCTTCCGCTACTCCCATGGGACCAGGAGGTAGTGGAGTAACAAGCGCAAGCGCTCAAGCAGCAGCATTCGCTGTTGAAAAGCGTGTAAGTGAACTGCGTCGTGCTGACGCGCAAGCGCAACTTAAATCTTTAAAAGACAGGTCTTTTGCGGAAAATTATATCAGCGGAATTATTAGCCGTAGGTTACAAACAAAGCAACAAGAACTAGCCGCAGAACAAAAAATAACTGCCGAAAAACAAAAACAAGCGGCCGCAACGTTACGTTCGCGCGTAGGTAGCGCTGCGAGTAACGCCGTCATTGGTGGTGCTTTTCCGTTGTTGTTTGGGCAAGGGGCCGGAGCTGCTGTTGGTGGCGGATTAGGCGGCGCAGTCGGAGGCGCCTTTGGCGGGACACTCGGCTTTGGTCTATCCCTTGTTGGTACAGCTATCGGACAAGCCGTTGATGACGCGGTAAAACTTAATCAGGAACTCAACTCTTTAAACAACAGTCTATCTTCTACAGGCGGAACATCCCGCACAACCGCATCCGATATTTCTCAGCTTGCATCTCAGCTAGGTATAGCTAAAGATGAGGCGTTAAAACTTGTCGCAGCGTTTTCTGAGTTTGGATCTGCAAACATCAGAGAAGCTTTAGCCACAAGTTTTGGTGCTGTTGGCGGCGAGGAAGCGTTTAATGCTCTTGCGGCAGCCAGAGACAACAAGAGCACTTTAGAAGCTATTGTAAAACTTCGAGATACAATTACTGACTCACAAGCAAAAGAAGCATTAAAGCAACTAGAAATAAATGGCTCGGCAGCAGCTAACGCCTTTTTACAACAACGACTGATTACTCTTCAAGAACAAAAACTTATTAAAGTCGCACAAGAAATTACCTTGATGGATAGATTATTAGCAGCGGCAGCTGCCCTTGGAGCGCAAGGGCAATTTATTGACCCTGCAATGTTCGGAAAAGACCGTGCCAATGAGGTGCGCAAAGGAGCAGCAGAGCGTAAAAAAGCTCAAGACCAAGCGTTGCAAGATACACGCAAATTTCTTTCCGATGTTGCACGTTTAAACGAACAATTTTCGACCAAAAATACAAAAAGTCCAAAACCTCCAGAAGATCGTACGGCCGCTTTACAGGATGATCTACAGGCCCTTATTGAAATGGGTAATGCGGAGGATCTTATTCGTGATCTTCGTTTTCAGGGACGTGATCTACTCATTCCAGAAGTTGAACTAACCAAAAAACTTTCCGACATCGCGCGGGATAAAGCCCAAGCTCTCAGGCAAGCTAATTACGAGACAGAACGTGCTGCCATAAATCAATTCGCACAAGCTAGAGTCAGCATTGCACAAAAAGAAACAGAAGACCAGATACGCGACATACAACAACGTAGATTTGAGGAAGAGTTGCGTTTGCAAGACGCTGTACGTAATTCCGTAAAAGTGTTTACAGATCTACGTCAAGAACAAACCCTGCAGGTTCAATACGGAAAAACATATCTTCGCTTAGTTACAGAAGGTTTGCTGCCTGCAGAAGCGGCTCGCAGAGCCAACTTTGAAAAGTTAGTAGCGCAAGAACTTCTTGCCGTAGAAGAGCAAATTAAACTAACTGAATTGGCAATTATGGAAGCAAAAGCCAGAGGAGCAAGCACAGTAGAACTAGATAAGCAACTTAAAACATTTAAAGAACAACAAAAGGCTATTACCGCTCAAGCAGCAACAGGACCCGGACAAGGCCCTACACAAACACAAAGGCTGGAATCTGCTGTTGCAACAGCCCGAGGTCAACTAAATGAACTTACAGATTTTACAAATCAAGTTGTCGCTGGTGCTCAAGCCATTGGTGACGCTTTCTCTCAAGCCTTCCGAGGTCTTGTCACCGGAGCAATGACTGGTCAGCAAGCGCTTGCCGCGTTCTTCAAAGGTGTCGGCGACCACTTTATGGACATGGCCAGCAAGATGATCGCCAAGCTCATCGAGATTTACATTCTCGAAACTGTCCTTGGTTTTATTAGCGGTGCAGCGGCGGGATCTTTCACATCCAAGTCAAATGCTGCTGGTAAAGCCACTTTTGGAGGAAGCTTCAAAGGAACCGGAGCCAGCACTTTTGGCTCAGGCGGTATTCGTGTTCCAGGTTATGCCGAGGGTGGTTTTGTTACCGGTCCTACCCGTGCTGTAGTTGGTGAAGGCGGTGAAGCGGAGTACATTATCCCCGCGAGCAAGATGCGCGGCGCAATGGCTCGCTACTCTGCTGGCGCCCGAGGTTCTGCGGTCATTCCAGGCAATGGCACATCCGGTGGAGGTGGCGCAGCAGGCTCTGGTTCCGGTGCAATCGACGTGCGCTACACCGTTGAACGCATCAATAGCGTGGACTACGTTACGGCGGACCAATTCCAACGCGGTATGCGCCAAGCCGCCCTACAAGGTGCCGAGCAAGGCGAACGCCGCGCACTGGGACGTTTGCGTAACTCACCTGCTACCCGCAACCGCGTCGGAGTCTGATGGAACTGATCATTGGCAACACGCTTTCCCTAAACGGAGGCAGCTACCAGAACTACAACCTGAACGGCAGCAACTTTCTCCCGTTTGGATTTAGCGGCGTCGTCGTCAACCGCAGCGGCGACAACACCCAAGCGTCGCTGGTCTTCCCAAACAACGACCTTGCCCGCTCATGGGCATCGGAAGCCGCCGCAAACCAGTGGGTCGTCACCGTCGCACTGGTCAACGTCTCCGCAAACACCACGATCTACACCTACACCGGCCAGGTCGGGGCATCATCGTGGGATGAAACCAGCGTCAATCTTCAACTCAACAGCGTTTTAGATGCCGTTGGCGCAGACGTACCCTTTCGTGTAATCGGTCAAGGTCTTGTTGGAGCCGTCCCCACCAGTAGCGCCTTCCGCCTGTCTTGAGCTGATCGGGATGCCCTTCCGCCTTGGTGCGGACGGATCAGACGGCTACATCGACTGCATCCACGTCGTTTACACAGTAGAACGCGCTTTAGGCATCCCAACGCCAGACTTCAATCCACGCTGGTACGACTTACCGCGAAAGTCTGTGCTGCGAGACCTATACCGCTGGGGCTGTCGTGTAACAGATGGCGGCTACGATGGGGATGTGGTTTTGCTGCCACAAAGTAGCTGGGCATTTGGCGTCGCATGGCAACGAGGGATTCTGCTGATCAGCCCTTTGAGCAAGCGAGTGGTCTGGTCCCCGCTGGCAAACCTATCGAGCGCGTACTTCTTCCGTACGAAAAAGAACTGTGCGACATAATTGGTTGCAGCACAGAAGAATACAAACAGTTTCTTTTTGAACTAGAACGTAATGCCTACGTGCGTCCTGCGGAATATGCTCATATTCCGGATATACGATGTGATCCGGCTACTACATCTGCTTTAATTAGTCTTGCTATTGGCCTGGTTTTATCAGGCGTTTCGTATCTTCTAACACCAAAACCTCGCGCACCAGAGCAGCAGCAAACACGACAAATAACTCGTCGCGGTCGCACGGGTCAAGACCGCTTTATTCAGTCCACCAACTTTGACGGCTTTGCCGATCTTGCCGAATTTGGCGACGCTATCCCGATTGTTTGGACTCGTTACACCGGCACCACAGGCGGAGTCGTTATTGCCCCTCTGCTGACTTGGAGCCGTGCCTTCAGTCTTGGCAATCAGCAAGCCGCAAAACTGGTTTACCTGATCAGCGAGTCTGGCCTATCTGCGCCAGACATTTCAGGTGTTTTTATTGGCAATACTGCGCTTTCTGTTCAAGACGCTGACAACTACATTTTTGCCTGGGACGCTCGCCCTAGCTACGATGCCAGCCGCATCACGGGTTACAACGAAGGCGGCGTCGGCTTTTCTGCCTGCCTGACACCATCCAACAGTACCCAGTTTGGTGTATCCAACCCAATCGCCAACTGCACGGGCTATCGCGTCAACTGGCAAGTTATTTCATATCCAGAAGATCTCGACGAAAAAGCCGAGCGTGATATTAGAAATCAGCGCCTAAAGGTTTGCGGTAGACCCGGCAGGTCGGCTGGTATGCCCGGTGTAGGTCGTGACTACCCTCGGCGCCTTGGTGTTATCGCTGCCGGCAAAGATCAAACTGGCACGACTTTTCGGATCAGTGGCACACGCTTACCACGCAAACCGAGTGACTTTGAAAAAAGTACAACAATTACAACGGAAGATATTAACGATGCTCTAGACGCTGAGTGCATTGCAGCAGATGAAGTGCTCCAAGTCGGAGAACAACTAGTTGTTGGCACACAACTGCTGAAGGTCACAGGGCGGTCTAGTCAGTTATGGCAACGTGGTAGCGACGTGGATATCTACTTGTCAGCAGCAGTTAAAGGCGGTCCACTTAGCGATATTGCGGCAAACAATGCAATCGCAGATAACGAAAATCCCAGCACCAGAAATTACGGGGTTATCTACTACTCCATCTGTCGCGCCACGACCGCAGTATTTAGGAATAACCGTCGTTGCCAAGTAACCGAAATTGGCATCAAGAGTCAAGTATGGGGCCGGATAAACGGTCTAGCTAACTTCAATCGCGTGCCAGATCCTGAAACGCTGCAGGGATATGACGACGATGGTGTTCAATTTAACCTTGGTAATAACAACGAGTATTTCCCACGTGTTTCTATGTTCCGCGTGCAAATACGGAAGGTCGGACAAACCTCATGGGGCAATGTAGGAGGTGCCTTGGCTGTACGCGGTGGCACGCCTACGGATCAGCATTTTCAGTTGCGCCTTAATCACGGCACCGATGCTGAATATGAGTTCCGCTTAAAGCCGATCTCAAGTGCCGCAATACGTGACGGCCTGCGGGAACTGTTGGTGCTTAACCCTAATGCCGAGTACGTCAACGACGGTATTTTAAGTTTCCGTGGAACACGCGAACAGATTTACGCTAACGAAACTTCCGACGAGTTAAACCCGTTGTTTGAAGCACGGGCGATGCAAACGAAAGGCTGGGGTAATGCCTACGCATCGGAAAGCTACAGAATCCCGACACGGGCAACATACTTCAATATGGGCGTATTTAGTCTTACAAATGTAGACTATACCGGAAGACTTATAAATGTTACGGATGAGCAAGAGCGTTTGCAACGCGCATTTATGTATGAGTTATTCGGTGATCCTCTAAACCTTAGCCAGCGTAAAACCGCAGATCTTAAAGTTAAAACAGATCGCGGAGTTGTTAAATTACTGCTTCGTGTCGAAGCTCAAGATGCCGACCCCGGAACAAACGTAGCTTTACGCTGGCGCGTTCGCTTTGCAGAAATCTATGAAGCCAGACCGATCGAGGATTCAGCGTTTAACGTCGGGCAAACAATCGGCATCAAAGTACGCCTAAAAACAGATTCCCTTTATTTAGACGGTAAGTTTCCGGCCAGCATCGAAGACAACCGCGTCGAACTACGGATGCGTCTTCAAATCACTAATACAGCAAATAAAACACTAACTCCAGAAAATCGCGGCTGGCGTTTATTTGAAACATACGCCGCATTTGCTGAGGTCAGTCGCTACGGCAACATCGTTACCCACAGTTGCGACTCCGGCCCCGAGCACCAAGTCGTTTATGTCAATCAAACAGGAGGTGTTGCCCTTGGCGACTACTCAAACGTAAACACCGCCTTGCTGGCACTACGCTCAAACCGCAATATCACAAGCGTTGATCAGTTGCGCCTGTGGATTAAATCAGGCACTACCAACAGCAACAGTTTCCCACGCTTGGTGCAATACCTTCTGCAAAATGTTAAAGGTATTTCGCCGCAAATGATTGACACAGCTTCGTTTAACGAGGCTGATTCGTGGTGCAATGCCAATGGGTTGTACTACGACGGCGCTATTACAAGCCGAACAAACCTCCGCAGTTTCATCACAAGTACCGCTCCGTTTTTCCTGCTTAACTTTGTAATGCGTAATGGGAAGCTGGCTTTGCTGCCCGCGTTGCCTGGCGGTGGATCGGCTGCAATGTTCACTGCAGGCAACATCATTGAAGGATCTTTCTCGCTGGAATATCTAGACATCAGCGAGCGCCGTCCCATCCGGGCTGAGATGGTTTGGCGTCGCAACTTACTTAACGAATTTCCGCAACAACAGTCATTTGTACTGGGCAGTCCAGGAGACACTTTGGAGTCTTTTGATATGTCGGCGTTCTGTACATCGGAATCCCACGCCCGCAAAGCCGGTAACTATATTCTGGCGCTACGCAAGTTTGTAACTCACGCGATCAGATTTAAAACCACGATGGACAACGCCTCCATCGGACCCGGCTCAATTATTACGGTGGCGCTAAATCAAACTGCCGCTTCCCGTTTTACGAACGGCTCTATCGGACCAACTGGGGTAATCACCACCGGTCAAAACCTCCCGAATGGCACGTACCCGATCACGTACTTTATTTCTGGCAACTCAACCACACTGTCAGGGACGTTGACCGTCATCGGAGGGCGCACCACAGACGCAGCGTTGTTTAACAGTATCTTCTCAATCACGCAAGAAAATATCGTCACCAGCACCTACTTAGTGGAGCAGGTGGAACTGGACGAGGAAGGTTTGGTGTCAGTGTCTGCGACAGAATACCCGTATAACGCCATTGCCTCCGCCGTCGGGTTGTAGCCATGCCTTTCCCCAATCTGACGCCATCTGCCCGGAACTTTGCCCCCGGCGATTTTCCGATTAAGCAGTACAAAGCCCTGAGTGGCGCTGAAATTCGGATCCGTTATGGCAACCTGCGTACGGAAGCCACGCTGGACCTGACCTTCGAGAACATCCGCGACACCAACGCTGCCGGTTTTATGTCGCACTACAACGAAACCCAAGGCACGTTTTTGACCTTCGAGCTTCCGGGCAGTGTATTCAACGGCTGGGGCGCCAGTGCCTCACTGATCAATGCTCCGAGTGGTGCGGCTTGGCGATACGACGGACCACCACAAATCACCAGCGTGTATCCCGGACGCAGCACGGTTCAAGTGAAATTGATTGCTGTCTTGTAGTTGGCTAACATAACCTTACGGCGGTACTGATCATGGGCTTTTACACAGGGCGAACCGGGTCACTGGTTTTCAACAGTAAGCCTGTTGCCAAAATCCGTGACTGGTCACTGGACACGACCGTCGAACTGCTTAGCACCAACACGATTGATAGCGTCAGCAATACTTTTACCCCCGGCGTCAAAGGTGCCAGCGGCAGTGCAACCCTTGTGTACTACCGGCTGGAATCCGGCGAATCCACGTCGTACACCCAGTTCACCGCCCTACTAAGCAAGATCCACAAGACCGGCGCTATTACCGAAAGTGACCGTGTGCTGCTGACCCTAAATGTGGGTGGCACAACCAACGACGAGATCAGTTTTAAAGCCTACATCACATCTGCATCAGTCAGTGTTTCCACGGGCGAACTTTCCGTGGTGCCAATTCAATTCACCGTTGATGGTGATTTTCTGAGCAACGGCACGATTGTATGACCGTCTTTCTAGGTCAGTACGGCAAGGTCAAGCTGCGCCGCAATGCGCAAGGTACGTTTGCGTCTGAGATCAGTCCAGATGACGTAAACATAACCCTCAATCGCGTGGGATTCGATGGTTCACTGGAAAACCTGCTGACAGGCGATCGCGTCGATATTTCTACAAACGATGCCCGTGGATTAGTTTGCTTTCCGCTAGCGACATGGCCAGACGCAACAACGATAAAAAAAAGCATCAGCCTGTTTGTCAACGTCAACCAAGCCGGTGGTCTTCGCTTCTTTCGTGCTTTTTCTGATGCCGTAAATAACGTACGAGCCAATGAGTTAGCCCTCGCCGATTTTGCTGGTGCGCCCCTTGCAATCAGCGTAACAGTAAGGGATGTTGATTTTAACTTACTAGGCAATGTAACAAGCTACGAAATAAATACCGACCGCGAGGCAATCGACACCACAGTTCTTTCTGATAAGTTCAAACAGCAATACACCGCCGGACTGATTAGCGGTAACGGCACAATTAACTGCATGTTCAGTTATGAGTCGACCGGCGTCGAAGAAACACCGCTATTGATGCTGCAGTTAATTCAGCGCGTGGAACTTGGCGCGGCATTTGACTGCGCGTTGTTTTTGACGGATAACGAAACAGATAGCAGTCTGCAAAATGTTTACTACGAAATCAGCGCCCTCGTTACTAGCGCCGGGGTCACGGTCAACACTGATTCCGTGATTGAATGCACGATCAACTTTGTTAGCGCAGGCGAAATCAGGCTGTTGGTCGGCAGACCTACGGGGTATGTGTTACAGGAAAACGACGACAAGATCCGCCTGGAACAGAATCTGGATTATCTGCTACAGGAGACCGAGGACTGACCCTAGCGTCACGATTAAGATGGGTCATAAATGTGCTGGTTTAAGGAGCTAAGCCTTGTCAGACGCCAGGATTACCCAGCTACCGGCGCTACCCGAGGCGTCCGTTGCAAGCACCGATGTTCTGCCTATCGCGGACATTTCTGCCAGCCAGACCAAAAAGGTAACGGTCAAGGATCTGACCGAAGCGGGCATTTCGCTTGCTGACGCGGGCTCAATCGACCTCGAAAAACTGGATCAGTCCAGCACCACCAAGCTTGGTGCCACTGCTCTTGCTGACGATGCAGTAACCGCCGCCAAGTTGGCAGACGACAGCAGCATTGCTGCCGATAGCGTCGCACCAAGCACAGATAACTTTGAAGGTCGCGGATTTTTTGATACCACCGACAGCAACCTCAAGGTCTACAGCGCAGGGTCCTACGCCCAAGTTGTGCTGCCCGAGGCTGGTCTTGCCACTGGTGCAGTTACCACCGCCAAGATTGCTGACAATGCAGTCACCACGGGCAAAATTGACGCCGCTGGTCTCGGCACTGCTGCCCTTGCAAATGACGCTGTAACGACCGCCAAGATTGCCGACGACGCAATCACCGCCGATCAGCTTGCTACTAACTCTGTCACCGCAGACGCCATCGCCTCTGGTGAAGTCGGCACCAGTGAATTGGCTAGTAGTGCAGTCACCTACGACAAAATCCAAAACGTCAGCGCAACTGACCTTGTTCTTGGTCGTAGCAGTGCTGGCGCCGGCAACGTCGAAGAAATTCCGTGTACCAGTGCAGGTCGTGCCGTCATTGGCGCGGCTGATGCTGCTGCACAACGCACTGTCCTCGGACTCGGCAACCTCTCCACTGCAACTGGAACGTGGACAAACGGCGCCACGTTTAGCGGCACCAGTAGCGGCACCAACACCGGCGACCAAACAGTCCAACTGACTGGCGATGTAACCGGCATCGGCACCGGTACGTTTGCGGCGACGATCAGTAACGCCGCTGTAACAGAGGCAAAAATCGCCTCTGATGCTGTTAGCACCACCAAGATTGCTACGGATGCTGTTACTGCCGCCAAACTCGCCAACAACTCCACCGTCCTGACGCAGGCTGGTGCTCCGACGGGTAGCGGTGATTTCACCGGTCAGTACTACATCAACACTGACAACGAAATTCTCTACTACTGGGATGGCAGTGCTTGGCAAACTGTCAACATTTCGATCGCCCAAGCAACAGCATCTGTAACCGGCACCGTCAAGGTTGGCACTGGTTTGCAGATGAACGCCAGTGGTCAACTCGACCACCTCAACGTCGTCACGGCTGGTACATATACCAAAGTCACAGTTGACGCGCAAGGTCACACCACTGTCGGCGCCACGCTGCAGCCCGCCGATATCCCAAACCTTGATGCCAGCAAGATTACGACTGGCACATTCGGTAGCGGCTTCTTGGCTGCAAACAGCGTTACCGCAACGCAGCTAGCCGATTACGGCATTGCCCAAGTCAGCGAGACAGCCCCAACACCTGAATTTGCCGGTCAGTGGTGGGTGAACCCCTCGGACCGTTCAGCGTATATCTGGGTTGGTACCGTCGCCCCGACACCCAACGGTTACTGGCTGCTTGTTGGTTACGGCAGCCCGACACAGCTCAACCTGCGTTTCGGTGGCACTTACAACGCCAGCACCAACCTTGTTGTCAGCCTTAACGAGTACGGCACAGAAGCTGGCCTCACCATCGGGCAAGCGGTTGGATTACCCAACAGCCAAAACAACGGCGTTTACCTTGTCGTTACTACTGCTGGCACGGGCACTACGCCAGCCCCAGCAGTTAGTTTGGCGATTGGCGACTGGATCCTGAGCCAAGGCACGGGCGCTAACTGGACCAAGATCGCTGTGGTGTCTGGCGCCAGCGGCACCTTTAACGATTACGACATTCTTAGCGACGGTACGTATTTCACGCCGGATATGCCCGGTGTATCAGATGTACGTGATGCACTGGTGCTGCTGTGGGGTCGCAGCCAGATTGCAACGACTAGCCAAATCGGCCTAGTGCTAGAAACTACAGAGGTGCTTGTCGACAACAGCACTGGAGCCATGACAATCGGTGTGGTTGACGATGGCACCTACTGATGTCACACAGAACAGAAAATTTTGTTTATAGCGCCGAAAACGTACCGATCGGCGGGCAGCCAGGTGATGTGCTGCTGAAAATCCAAGGCGCCAACTATTACACCGCGTGGCGCGACTTCACGTACGTCTTTGAAACTTACGATGTTGTACTAGACGACGGGGAATACTGACGTCCTTAAACTGTTGAGGTAATCCCGTCCGCCCGGAGCTAAGGGAAATGCCTTCAACGCATAAGCACATCCGTAGCAGCACCGCCAATAAGCGCCCCACGACGGCGATTGCGGATGGTCAGATTGCGATGAACACCAATAGCACCAGTCCCGGTCTGTTCTTTAAGGACAGCACTGGTGCAACGATCATCAAAATCGGTCCGGTGCATGTTGGCGCCACGGCACCCAACGTATCTCCGGCATCGGGCGGCAGCAGCGGCAATAGCACTGGTGAAGTTTGGCTGGATACCTCGCTGACCCCTAACGGCGTCAAGATCTGGAACGGCAGCAGTTGGACCAACGCCACCCCGATTGGCAGTACCACTGTTCAGGGTTTGCTGGAACTGGCGACCAACGCTGAAACCCAGACTGGCACCGACATTGATCGCGCTGTAACGCCTGCAGGGCTGCAAAGCAAAGTTAGCGACAGCGTTAGCACCACCAGCTCAACCACGATTGCTAGCAGCACCGCTGTTAAGGCGGCCTACGACTTGGCTGCTGCTGCAGTCCCGCTAAGTGGTGGTACGGTTACCGGCAACCTTGAAATCGGTACTACCGGCAGTCTGAGTTTTGAAGGTGCAACGGCTGATGGTTTTGAAACCACTCTTGCTGTTACAAACCCGACTGCAGACCGCACAATCACGCTGCCGAACGTGAGCGGTACGGTGGTAACGACCGGCGACACCGGCACCGTCACCAGCACGATGATTGCTAATGGCACCATTGTTGACGCTGATGTCAGCGCCAGTGCCGAGATTGCTGTTAGCACGCAACATTCGACAGCATCATTAGCGCATCTGCTGGTGCGGCTGCAACACCTTCAATCACATTTACAGGTGATACAAACACCGGTATTTATTCACCTGGCGCATACCAAGTAGCCATCTCGACTAATGGCACTGGGCGGTTGTTTGTTGATGCGAGTGGGAATGTTCAGCTCGGTGGCTCAAGCGGATTCTTCTTTACCGCTGCAACTAACCAAATCGCCATCGGCGGAAATACTTATACAAAAGATCTGACAATTAACAAAACCGACGCAGCAATCGCATTAAGAGCGTCCAGCGGTGGTACGTATTCGAGCCAGGGTCTGTTCTTTTATGTTGACGGGACAGCTCAATCTCAGATACACAATGACGGTAGCGGAAATATTCTTTTCAGAAACACATCGGCACTGACCGAACGCGCCCGCATCGACAGCTCCGGCAGGTTGTTAGTTGGTACGTCTACTGCTATTGCGGCAACTACATTAACCCCAGGTTTTCAGCATCAGGGAACCGAAGCCGGCTTTGCAAATGCAGGTTTTGGTAGGTGGACAAATGATAGTGGCGGCTATGCCATGTATTTCGCAAAGTCACGTGGAACATCACTAGGCAGTCAAGTAATTGTTAACGATGGCGACTTCTTAGGCGCTTTGTTCTTTGAAGGAAGTGACGGAACTCAACTGCGTCGAAGCGTATCTATAACCGCCAACGTAGACGGCACCCCCGGCACTAGCGACATGCCGGGCAGAATCGTACTATCGACGACCGCCGACGGAGCTGCAAGTCCTACCGAACGATGGCGCATTACTAATGATGGCGTAGTTTGCTACAACCAGCCAGCCCCGACATCGAAGTCTGCTGCAGCCACGCTGACCGTAGCCGAACTTAAGACTGGCATCATTCAGTACACCGGCGCTGCCGCCACACTGACTCTTCCCACCGGAACCCTTACCGAGGGCGGCTTCAGCGGCATCTACACCAACATGACCTTTGAATGGTCGGTGATTAACACTGGCTCTGGTCTCTGCACCATCGGTGCTGGTACAGGTCACACCATCGTTGGTGGCGCCACTGTTGCAGCTGGTGCCTCCGGTCGCTTCGCCTCACGACGCACGGCTGCCAACACGTTTGTGACCTATCGCCTGAGCTAGTAGTCCTACTCACTAGGGTGGGCAGCCGACCCTTTCCAACTGGCTGCAACCCTCCTACTCTGTACCAGTCTGGTTCTTCATCATGGCCACCACCTTTACGTGGGGTATCAACACCCTTGAACGCGAAACCGACGACGGCTTTGTGTTTACCGCCCACTACACCGTCAACGCCAACGACGACACCTACTCTGCTGGTGCATACGGCAGCGTGGGATTTCAGCGTCCTGACAACCTAATCCCGTACAACCAACTCGATGAGCCCACTGTGATCGGCTGGGTACAGGAAGCCCTTGGCGGCGACGAAAAAGTTGCTGAAATTGAAGCTGCTTTGCAAACTCAAATCGACGAACAGCGTCATCCGTCTAAAGCTGCCGGCGTTCCTTGGGCTAACTGAGTCGTGCTAACCGCCGCAGTGCTTGCCGGTGCCTGGTGCGCCGGTATTTTTTTGGCTTACTGTCTAGTGGCAATCAACCCACCGGATGATCTGTAGTGGCTGTCAAATCTAAAACTGCACTGGGGCGTGTCGAGCACCAACCCGGCAAACCCAAAAAGACCCGCCAAGGTCAAGGTCAAAACAGCCTGCCCAATCACGGCCGTAAAAAGCTACGGGGGCAAGGTCGTTAAACTGTAGAAAAGGTCGGCAGTATGCCTCGCAATGGATCACCACGAAGAGGCGCCAATCACTACCAAGCCCTCCGAAAACCCGTTTAATCAAGCCGTTCCAGCCCTGCTGACTACTGCAGTCATCGGGTTGGGCGGCCTTTTCATGCAAGTTGCCAAGCTGGATCAATCAGTCAGTACCGTTGCCGCCGATATCCAAGAACTGAAGAACGACTCAAAAGAAAGGCTTAGTGATCTCGAAACCAGAGTGCGCCACATTGAAATGACCGTCGGCACCAAAAAATGAGCGTCGTCAACACCACCGACTACGGCAACGGCTTCAGCCTGGATCAGCTGGAGAACGAGCGCGGCGAACTTTACTATCGCGCCTGCAAGGGCAGCGTCTGCCGCTACGCAGAAGACCACTACATCGCAATGATGTATCTCGAAGGCATGGGCTGGGACCCTAAGCAACAAGCCCCTCAGTAATCCACGCAATAATCGCGTCCTCCCGGTGCGGTTCCCAGAACGGCTGGTCCCTGTACCACTCCAGCCAATCCGCCGCCGATTTCGAGATATTGCACGCAAAACAGCAGGCCACCAAGTTTTGCTGGTGCGTATGCCCACCGCGAAATTTTGGATGAACATGATCGAGAGTGGCAGAACGCCCCAGGTCTACCCCGCAATAAGCGCAGGAATTATTCCAATGGTTAAGGATTGATTGCCTAAATCTTGCTTTTGCTTCTTTTTTGTTTAAGTATTGGCCATCTTCTATGCGATGGTCCATACCCAGCAGTGGCTACCCGGAATGTAGCGGTAGAAACTATTACGTGCGTAGGAACTCTTCTCTACTACAGCTAAACTTCCTACAGACTCCTGATTCCGCATGGATCCCACCACTGCTGCCGCGATTGCTATTGCTGTGGCGGCAATCTCAGAAGCCCTCAGCCTGTACCCAAAGATTCGGGCAAACGGGATCATCCAAGCGCTGCTGCTTGTCGGCAAGGCTTTATTCCCAAAGCGCTAAGCGCCGCTCCAAAACAGCGGCGCCCCAAACAAAAACGCGGTAGGCGGCAATGGCGCAAAACGCAATCCGATTGATCGACCTATTCCGGTTCTACAAGGGGCTGCCGCACCAGATGGCAGCCCTTACTGAGCTGGAGCAGGCCATCAAAAAAGCCAATCCGCACATCTTGGGCCGCGACCAAGGCTGGTTCAAGACCTGGGCCGTCGCGGGCAAACAAACCAGCTTCCCCAACAGCTGGGAAGGTGTGCTTGAAGCCGCCCGCGTCGCTGGCGCCAAATTCCCAGAACTAGTAGCCGCCCAATGGGCACTCGAATCAAGCTACGGAAAACTGGTTTCAGGTAGAAACAACTTTTTCGGCCTTAAGGGTGAAGGCAGCGATAAGAAAACCCAAGAATTTATCAACAATCAGTGGGTCACAATCACCGACAGTTTTATCGACTTCCCCGATTTACTGTCCTGCGTGATGTATCTTGTCGACCACTGGTACAAGGACTACAAAGCATACAAAGGCTGCAATAACGCCACCACCCGCGAGGAAGCCGCAAAATGGCTACATAAACAAGGTTACGCAACCGACCCCAACTACCCAGGAAAACTGATCCAGCTGATGGAACAGCACGCTGGAACAAAGCCTGTTGTCCCACCAAACGAAAAGCTTCTGAAAGTTCCCTACGAATATCAACTGGGAACGGACGACGGCGCTAAGGGATACCGCCAGTGCTTCAGCTCCAGCTGTGCGATGGTGGCCCGCTATTACGGGAAGATTTCGGGGGACTACGAATACAACAAACTCCGCGCCCGCTTCGGCGACACCACCGACCCCAAAGCACAAATCGCAGCCCTCAAAGCACTGGGACTAACCGCCACCTTTGAGATGGATGGCACAGTCGAGGACTTGGAAACCGAAATCGCCAACGGCCACCCCGTCCCAGTCGGCTGGCTCCACAAAGGCTTGGTATCAAACCCCAGCGGTACGGGCCACTGGACCGTCGTGGTGGGATATACACCGACGCACTTCATCCACAACGATCCGTTCGGTGAGGCAGATCTGCTCAACGGTGGCTATGTAAGCAACAAAGGCGGCGCCGGTATTGCATACTCACGCCGGAACTGGCTACCTCGCTGGCTCATTGAAGGCAACGACACCGGCTGGTTCATGCGTATCCGCCGAGGCTAATCATGCGCCCCATCGAACAGAGCGCCGAATCCAGTTTCCACAAGGCCGCCACGGACCAGTGGCTAGTCAGTCTGTTCAACAAACAGGACTATCGCGGCCTGCTTGAAGCCGCCCTTGTCCTGAACACGCTCCACCAGCTGGAACGCACAAAATCGGCCTGGGCTATCCGCGAAGCTGCAGATAACCTGGCCGATCAGTTCGGTCTAGACCGCGATTCCGCCTAACGCTGGCTGTACTTCTGGTACAAACCTGTGTAGGTGTGATGGTAGGGATGTTCAGGATTGGAACGTCCATCCCACTGGTACAGCTGTTCGAGGAGATCAGTGCGGTTTTGATCCACGATGACGCGACCCCAACTATGCTGCGCCCAATCAGGAATCTGCTTGCTCACGCTTTTTCTCCACGAGTTTGAGACGGCGCCGCGCTGATTCACGCGGCCCGTTTTTGGCACGAGCCAGCATAGGTTTCTTCGCCGCCCTTGACGGCACCTCCACCTTGCAGTTCGGGTAACGATTCTGCGCAAACTCAATCGCCTGCTTAAGCGACTCCGCCCGCACCAAATCCCGCATGGCGCCCTGACCCGGTAACCAGATGGTCAGCTCAAACAGCTGCGTATCTGCTGCACTGGTACGCGAGCGACCCTCACCGAGTCTCAGTTCGGGATCCGGCTGCTCCTGAAACGGCACTACTTCCATGATTGGGGATAGGTGGGTTCATTGACGCTATGAACAGCAACAAGACTGTTAGTGCACTCAGCAACAGCTCGCGCCGCAGCGACAGCTTTTTCATAAGTGACCCAGCTTGATGCATCTTCTTTTGTTGCTGTTAATCCGATGCCATTACCTGGTCCGTAGACCGCCGTGACCCAACGGTCCCCGGCCATAACCACGTAGCGAGTCATCGCTCCTGTGCGTGTACTGTGAGACTGTAGTGCACTTTTACAGTGCCGCTGGCACTGTAACGGAAATTAACTGAGTCTCATGCGTCAGTTTCTGACACTTTGCCTTCTTGCTTGGAGCGCATCCTTCCCTCAACCCGCCGCTTCACCGACTCTTTCCAAGCCTGCTCATCCGCTTCCTGAGCGCTCTTGTATTCCCCTGACCGCAAAGCCAACCCCGCGTAAACCAGCTCCCGCAAGTACGCCGTAACTTTCTTCCCTTCCTGAGACGCAAGATTCTCCGCCAGCTTGTAGCGATTCGGATCAATCAGCAGCTGGCAATAATATTTATTTCCGTGATTTAGCGGCATTTGTAAAAACAACTCCGGGTTGTGCTGTACTTCAGTAGTCTACACTGTATCACCTTGGAGCGGGCACAGACGCTGCCGAGCTTTTTCGTAAGCCTCAGCAGCTTGCTCAACTGTGTCGTAAGTGCCGACGTACACGCTTTTTCCATGGTCCGTGTACGAGACTCGCCAGCGGCCGTTCATGGCAATGACGCCCCGGTAACCGCTTTTAGCCGTAATAGCTTTGTTACGGCCATTCCACGATTTACCGCCATCTACCAAGTTTTCCGGACGGTCGTTAAGGCTGTCTTGGTCAAGATGATCGATAGCGTTGGAAGCCGGGTCCATTCCATAGACCATTTTCCAGATGAGCCTATATCTGTAAAAGTGCCCCGGGCCGTAACCCGGCACTTTTATTACGCACCGCTTATGGCCTGAAGTTAGCTTCATAATCGCGCCCGCCTCATCGCCAATGCGAATTTTTGAGCCGGATTTTTCTTTCCAGTAAAGCTTTCCGGTTGAGCGGTCCAGCTCAAACCAGCGGTTCAGCACTTCCAGCGGAGGCAGCGGTTTACACTTAGGCATCGCCTGGGGCAACAGGTGGTCGAGGGCTGGGCGTTGACGCGCCGCAGCCCTAAAAATTTACCACCGCACATCGTCATCCACGCGTTTCCTCCACGCATTGGACTGCGCCACCCGCGCCCCACCCCTCTGCTTGGAGCAACCCTTCCGAATATCCCGCGCCCACTCCAAAAAAGCTGCAGCCCGCTGCAAATCCGCCGTTTTCGCTAGCCGAATCTCCCGCTGGAGCCACTCCATTACCAACTCTCTTCCCGTGCGGGCGCGACTCATAAGACTAAATCTGAGACTCGCAGAATTGATTGTGGGCGGTCATCAGGACAAAGCTCCAGTGCCTTCATCCTCGCGGAGAAAGCATCTGGAGCGACGATGAACAGATCGTGAGTACCACCGTGACGCGCGTGCATCCGAACGCGGTACTCAAAATCCTCTTGGATCACTTGGCCTCTTGCCAGCTATCCCCGACCTTAGCCTCAGCAAGCGGCGGAATATCACCCAACCAACGAGCTTCAGCTTCCTCCATCACAGTTTGCAGCTGGAGCGCCCAGGTGTCTGCGTGTTCTTCTGCGACGAGCAGGATGATCTCGTCATGCACCACGCCGGCCAAGCGCACAACATCTTCCCCGTCGGCGTGAAGTAACGGCCACAGTTTGCCGAGAGTAAGTTTGAGGACTGCTGCACCAGCCCCTTGGATTGGGGTGTTGCAACGGGTAGTGAGTTTGTTGTGCTCACCCGGTAGAAACCGCCGCAAGCCCGAGATGCGTATGCGGATAGATGGATTGTTCTTAGCCGCATCAGCAGCTGCAGCATTTTTGCGCTGCCATTGGGAGATGCCCTTATATGCAACGTGGAACTTTTCCCGCACTTCCGCAGCCTCAGCAAGATCCATCTGGATTCCGGTCGCTGCTGCGTAGTTTCTGAGTCCTTTTGCCCCACTTCCGTATAACAATCCGAAGTTTGCCGATTTTGCAATTTGCCGCTGCTCTTTCGTAACATCACCCGGCTCTACCCCATAAATCTGCACAGCCGTCATCGTATGAAGGTCTTCCCCTCGCTGGAACACTTGAGTCATTAAGGCATCCTGTGCTTCTGCTGCCGCAAGCCGCAACTCCATCTGCCCGTAGTCCGCAACAACCAATTTCCAACCAGCTGGAGCCTGCACCGCAGCCCTAAACCGTGGATCCCTTGGCACCTGCTGGAGGTTCGGCGAAATGCACGACATACGCCCGGTATCAGCCCCAAGCTGCATGTAGCTGGCACGAATAAACCCATCTACCGAATAATTCTTCAGCAAAGTTTCCGCCATCTGCCTACGCTTTTCTATTTTTTTCCACCGCAAGTAATTTGCCACAACCTTGTGATCACCCACGTACTCCTGGAGTGCAGAACGACTGGCACTAGGTTTGTTGTTCTTCATATCCATCGGCGGCTCACCCAACAAAGCAGTGAACTTTTTAAGTAACTGCGCAGGACTATTGAGGTTAAAAACATTGGGATCCACCTTCTTACCCTTCGGTCCCGGCTTTGTCTGGTACAACAACTTCCCATCAAGCCCTCGGTACAGCTTGTGCTCTGGCGGAAGCGCTGCATCAAAGTCCTCGATAAACTTTTCACCGACTTCGACGTTTTCAATGTCTAAGTCTTCAATCAGTTGCTCCAGCATTTTCTTATCGAACGGCAATCCTGTACGCCAAAGCTGCGCCATTGCCGGAAGCGCCTTGCACTCAAGGTCCCACGCTGGCATTAACGCGCCAGTCGCCATCCGCTTCGTGATTTGTTCCCACAGCTGGGTCAACACCACCACATCTTTAGCTGCGTATTCGATCTGCTCCACGCGCAAATCACCCGACCAATCACTTCGCTGCTCTTCCTTAGAAATATCTTGGCCGAGGTAGCGATGCACCACATGCTGGAGCCCGTGCTTCAAGTTCGGCAGCCCATTCGTCAAGATCCGACTGGCCAGCATCGAACAGTAAATCTTGCCCTCCGGGTAAATCTCGTGCTCCTGCAACCACCCGAGATCAAACACCGCGTTGTGCGCCAGCCACTGCCGCGAAACGCAGCAGAACTCTTCAAGCGTGATCCAGTCTTCGTCGCTGAAACTCCAGCAATCAAGCACTACTGGAGGCTTACCGAAAGTCGCCAACTGCAAAAGACGGAGACCACCAAACTTCGGCTGGAGCCCGGTGGTCTCAACGTCAAACGCAACAAAGGAAGCGTCATCGAGCGTGTGGAGGTGCTCAATGCCTTGGAGGATTGTCATGCCTGGTAGGGCAACTTGTACCCTACTACTCTAGCAGGCTGTCAACCTCCCTGGCAGAACAGAGCACCGCCGCCGCGAGTGTCCCACCCTCGGGAAACCCGAGGAAACACCGCGCCTTCCAGTGCACGCAGTTCCTGCACGGACCACCATCCGACTGGGGCTTGTAACTCTGACGCAACCGTTCCCCGCGAATCTCTTCTAACCCTGCCGCACTGGAGCGATAACACCTCATACAAAGCACTGCATTAGTGGTGTGCTTACCGCACTGCTGGCACGGCCTGCTGTTGATCGAAACTGCCATCACTCTGAAAAGCAAGAACACTCTCTAAAGAATCCAGCCTCACCGCCTTCAGGTATGCCGAGATCGCAGTAATCACCATGCCAGTGCTTACAAGCGACGCAGCCGTTACCCTCTTGCTGGCGCTGCTTTAACCGACGACGCGGAATCTCAGGAAACATTTCCTTGTACGTCCGCCCAGTCCGAATCGAATGAACCGACTGGCGCGAAATACCTAACGCCTCAGCCAAGGTGTCATCAAAACGCCAATCCTCCAAGATCATCTTCACCTCCTTAGGTGTCATCCTGCGGCGGTTGACCGGCAGCTCCCGCAGCGACAACTGCACCTCTTTGTTAGCAACCTTGTCGAAGTAAACGTTCCAGCGATGTCCGCAGGATCTACACCGAAACCTATAGGTACGTAGGTGTGGTTTGTGTTTCCATACGTGCGTGTTGATGATTTTTCTGAAAGTGTGAGTGCAATGTTCAGCCATTCCAGTGCCTAATAACTCCTGCGCAAATGAAAATGTTTGTAGTCATGTAAGCCAGCAAGATGAAAAAACGCACCAGTGCAACCTGATCAGCGATCCGATTGTGCTGGTGCGCCTTCTCACCTAACGCCTTGGCGACAATCCGCCACCAGTACCTCAACGCTGTCGCCTCCGCTGTTTCCGCTCATACAGCATGTCTTCGATAGTCAACCAAAGACCGATAGCTGCTAGTACAAAAACAAAAGCAGCAGCACCATAGAAAAAGACCAAAAATAGTAAAAGTAAACCAGTCACTTTCGGTAAGGTTCAGTAGCGAGAGTGTTAATTAAGCGGTTCAAGTACCAGCGGGCTTTGCAGAAATCTTCGTAAGGATTTTTCTTAAGCCACGCCCGACTGACGTACTTGATGACCTGCCAATGCAGACCACCAACGACAGCATCTGGGGCACCCTTGACCCAATCCTCAATCACGTCGATCACCTCGACGCGCCCAGCCGTGTAGTGACTGGGACTATTGACTGAATCGCTCATCCCTTGGAAGCCTGAACAGCAGTGTCGCCGTGATAGCGACCTGTAAGCGAATAACTCTTACCGGGCAGCATCGACATCTTGTGGAACACAATCTGCGCGATCCGCATACCCGGCCACAACGGCACAGCGTGCATGGACCTAGCGTTTTGCAGTTCCAGCGTTAGCCGCCCTTTGTAACCGGGATCAATGTACCCGGCCAAAAGATGCTCAATCCCCTCCCTAGCACGAGACGACTTGAGAGCCAGCTGCCCAGCAACACTGTCGGGCAACTCGAACTCCTCCACCGTTTCGGCGAGCACGAACTCATGCGGCTGGAGCATGAACGGCTTTTCCTGCGTATGCCCAGCAATGCTGAGCGGAAGTAACGCAGGCACCTCCGGCACTTCTACCAGCAGATTCTCACCGAGTCTCACATCAAGACTCGCGGGATTCACCAGTTCCGCTTGGAACGGCGAGACCAAGCCCCGCCGCGCCAAGTTATGGATCTCGTGATCACACAAGATCCCCCCCATCAGTCAACCACCACAACAGGTGCGGGCTGCTGGAGCGCAACATGCTTCCAGGTCTTCCCGGACTTGATGCAGTTGATTGTGGTGATGTGAACGCCGAAGTCGCGTGCAATTTTTGCGATGGACTTCCCGCCAGCAGCGAGTTGCCGCTTAATCTCCAACACCTTGGCCTCAGTCAACACCGCCACACCACGCCGCCCCTTGCGGCTGGACTTATGAGTCTTACTTTGAGACTTCGCCTTGTGTACGGACGGTGTACGTACAGCTTTTTCAGTGGTGGGCAGCGCGAGCGCTTGCTTGGGCTTGGTCAGATCCAGTTGAACGTGCTGGGACGTCTCCAGTGCAAACCGTGCTGCTTCAAGTGCTTTGGTGATTTGATCGAACTGGGATTCCGAAAGGACGTACATGCTCATGAGTAAGAACGGGTGCAGTGTAGTAGGGGATGGTCAGTTTTGAAGCTCTAGCTTGATGGCGGCCTGGAAATAACCAGCCACCTTGAGGCGGCGATAGACCGAACCGCCCTCCTCGCTTTGCTTGTTCTCGACCGCCTCGTAATCGCGGCGAGCTTCCTCCAGTGAGGCCATTGTCTCGATGTTGAGCATGTTCAGCTCGCTATCGGACAATTCCGAGAGCTTGTCCAGGTAGACCATCTTCCCGCCCAGCAGATAGGAGCGGTAGAAGGGCACCATTGAGTTTTCAGTCATTCGGGATTGGATCAAGTTCAGCCGAAGTAGAGGCGGCGGCGCTCTTCGACCCAGGCATCGTACTCAGCTGGATCAGCAAACCTGTGCTTAAACACGTCCGGCACATAGGTTGAGGGCTTGCGTGGAACACTGCGCAGTTCCCGCAAGTCGTTGTCGTTGTAGCCCCGCGATTGGCGGTAATAGTCGGCGTACCAGTCAGTCATGCGAAGTAATTAGGGTCTTGCTGGCGTATCCGGGTGAGATCCGTGAGTCTCAACTTGAGAATCTCGTGGATAGCCAAGTTGGCTAAGCGAGTGGAGCTAATGGTGTCGCTGGTAGCGAACACGTAAATAAGGTGGCGGTAAAGCTGGGTCAAGGTGCGAGCCCGGACCCAGTGCGTATCCCCCGGAATGGGTTCTAAGCCGACTTCCCAGTCGTCGTAGTCGTCTTGGTTACGTAGATCACGAGCTTCAGACGTCCCAATCAGACGTGTCGAGTGGAGTCCAGTCGTCGACCCGATCTGTGAGCATGGCCCGGAGTTCAGCATCGGTCGCTGGAATCAAGTCTTCATCTGAAAAGTAGAGGGTGCCTCGGCACAGGGCAGGCCCCCACTCTGCTGGTTCGTACGCGGTTTGCGAATAGCGAACCACCATGTCGTCAACAACGGCATCGACAACAAGATGGTCGCCTTCAAAACGCAACTCCTCAATGCTTTGTACTTGGCTCATTGGACCTCCTGTGCAGCTTGGCCAGCGGTAAGAGCTTCCATGCGCTCGTCCCAGGTCATTTTCAGAAACTGTTCTAGGTCGAGCAGACGCTCCAGCTGGGTCTCGTCGTAGCTGGTGGTGAATCCCCAGTCTTTGAACTGCTCGATTTTTTGCTCAAGCATGAAGCGAGCCCAGCTAACGGCGAAATACCAAGGGCTGAGCTTGGAGCGGTCGAAGTGGACTTGAAGTGGATCGTGCATTGTTAATCAGTAATGGAGGGCTCGCCGGGGCGGGCTTGCCCTTAGTGTTGCACACGAACAGCCCAACCGCAAAGCCGGGCTGTCGCATTTCGTTACAACCGCAGGGACCGGCTGCGGTGAGGCTGACACCGCGTGAGGACCAGCCACCGGCCACCCCTATTGGCTACTCGGCTTCTGGTTCGTAAGGCTGCGGCACTACGGAGTGCATAGCGTCGAGCAACATCTTTTCGTGCTGCTCGTAACCCCATTGGGCAGCGCACCTAGCGACGTACATCTCCTCAAGGCTCACTTCGCCAAGATCACCGCCGTAATACTCCAGCAGCCACTGCCTTACCAGCTCCGGCGGCGGGGTGATGGGGTGTTGTTGTGTCATTACATAAAAGTTTTTATGTTAGGTACGCAAGCTAGTCGTACCAGTGGATTTGAGGTGGATGGCCCAAGCGTGAGACGCCTCAAGGACGCACAGGGGCTTGGGCTCTATCGGCCCGATGCTAGGCAGAGCGGGCACGCTTCTATTGTTGCACACCTAAGGCTTCTGGCTGGTACTGCGTGAGCACGCAGACGTCAGCGCCTTGCTTGAGGGCCGTGCCAACGATGTAGGCGAACTGCTTTGGGGCGTCGTCCGACTCCTCAATCTGGTACTCCTCCACCTCGTAGGCCATGCCCTTGCGATACCAGGAGACCCGGACCACGGCGAGCAGCTCGTAGGGAATGTCGCCAACGGTGTACCCCAGGGTGGGCTTCCTGGGGCGCTTCGGCTGGGGCGGTTCCGACTTCACGGGATCTCTCCAAAACACCCACGCGGCAACCCGCATGAGCCCTACGAAAAAGTTAGGCGGGGTGAACTGTCCCATCAGTCCCACAGCCGTGCGGCTTCCTGCATCAGCTGCTCCAACTCTTCAGGAGTGCGTTCTTCCCTTGGGGAGGGTTCAAAAACCTGTCCTGTTATGCCAGATCCATTGGTATGACTGGGAAGTAAATCGGGACACGCAGTAGGGGTGTCCTCTTTTGCTCCAGCCTCCCCATCAAAAGAGGACACGCTTAGGGGCTGTCCTTTTTTACTTCCCAGTCCCTGACTGGGTTTTCCTAATTCAGGACACTTATTCACACACATATCACGCGAGAGAACAGCTTGGTACAAATTGGAAGGTCTGGCACCTGTGGAGGTCTGTCCAACCACCTCAACCAAGCCCCTCGAAGCGAGCCTCTGGAGCGCCTTACCGATTGCGGCCACACTTCCACCGCAGAGCGCGTCCGCAGCAAGGTCAGAGCGGCTCAGAGAGCGCGGATACGCAGCCCTAAGGCGCTGGAGCACCCTGTCGACGATGGAAGCCGGACTGGCGCTGTCGGTATCCAGCTCCACGTAGTCCGCCAGCGAGAAGGTGAGGTCGCTCTCAAGCTTCATCAGAAGCTTGGAGCCATCCCGGCCAGCCCTGGACTTCTCCACGGTGATGAGGCGAGCGTTGTAGCCGGTCTGCTCGACCTGCTTTTTGTCCGGCCGCCGCAACCCCCACACCTCATCCACAGCGTCCCGAATAGCAGTGGAGCCCCGGAACCCGCCGGTCTTGTTGGCGTGGTGGATCAGCAGGATGGTGCAAGCGGGGAACATGCGGCCGTTGTTGTTGGCCAGCCAGTAGATCGGGCTTGCAAACTCTTTCTTGTTTTCGTCGAACGCCGACCCCCTGCTGCAGCCAGTGATCGAATCGATGATCACGAGCTTCGGCTGGTGCTTCTCGATCAACTTGACGAAGCGGTAGTACCAGTTCAGGTCCCACCCCATCACCACGGTCACCGGATCCGACGGCTGGAACTCAAGGTCCCGCAGCTGTTGCTGAACCTGCACCTCTGACTGATCGCCATTGAGGATCAGCACAGGCCCAGATTCCACTGGAACAAGATCCCCCCGCACGGAGAACGGAATCCCACGGGCAACGTGCTTGGCAATCGTCCAAGCGGACATGGATTTGCCATCACCACCAGCGCCGTGGATCATCACGGTCCCAGGGCAGGGCAGCAAATCCGGGATCAGGTACTCAAACTTCAGATCCTTGTTCAGCAGGTTGTCCATTGCCATCTCGTCATCCTGCTGCTCGAACTGCATCTGGGCGATCAACAACCGCTCCAGCGCCCCAGCGTCCCGATAACCGCCTTCTAACGCCAGCACGTTCATGGCGTGCGCAGCTTCAGCCGGGTTTTGAATCTGCTGGATCTCTTTTGCCCGCTTGATCAGTTCAGGAAAGCTGATCTGGATCTGCCGAATCCTGATGATGTTGTCGGCCTCAACCTTCTCAACAACCTTCCGCAGATCCTCCGAAAGCCACATGCGAGCGGGCAACTGCTGATCCGCCATCCAGAACAGCGTCCCAAGGCTGACTGGCCCCTTTCGAAAGGACTTCCACACGTCCTCACAGGGATTGCCTTCAGACCATTCCTGTGAAAATTCGGGATCTTCCGCAGACCAAGCTGACCAAAGCGTTAGCCCTAGGTCAGTCGGTAACTCCGAGTGGATCGCCATCCCCACCTTCACCCAGTGATCCCGGCTGCCGCTGCCTTGACCGGGAATCACCTTCAGCGCCGACTGGATAATCTCAGCCACCTCAGCTGGATCCCGATCCGAAAAATCCAACGCCCGGCGGTTCTTGATGAAGCCACCGTCCTGGATCTCCTTACCGGCATGGTCCCGCATCTCCGCCAGCAACCACTCAGGGGCGTCAGGAATCGCCTCCAGGTCGCCTTCAAAGCCGTAGTAGCCCTCTGGAGCCTTCCCATCACTGGAGCCCGGATAAGCCCCGTAGATGACGCCCTGACGGCCCCAGAGCACCTCGTACCCAGCGCCGGTATCCGACAACCCAAAACCCTTCACCGAGCCCCACAGAGCCTCAGGAACGCGGAAGAGGTACTTAGCGGCGTTCTGCTTCGTCGACGTAACGACTGGAGCACCCTCCAGCGACTCGCCCCACTTCTTTTTGAGACGGCTGAGATTCCGATCCACATCGAGAATCACGAGTCCCATGCTGCGACCGCCGGTGAATACACCGACTGCTTGGAACACATCCGGCTTCCGCTCGATCTGGAGCGCCACATCCGACGGCGCCATCACCTGATGGTGACTGCGCTCTAGTGGGGTCTTGCCTTTCGAGATTTTCCCGGACTGGATCGCCTGGTCCTTGGCATAAATCGGCGCATACGCCAGTCCAACAGGCAGCTGGCGCACAAAGGCCAGCAAGTCCTGCGTCTTACTTTGCGACATGTTAGAGTCTCACACGAGAATGTTCACCACGCCCCCGCAGCTCAGCTGTAGGGGCGTTTTTGTACGGTAGCGCCTCCAGTCAACCCGTGTTACTGTGTAAGGCGTTGGCACTCCAGCCGACCACACCAAACACCTAGACCATGGCATTTCTCAGCAAAACCGCCTCAGCAGCAGTCACCTCCAACAGCACCGGCGGCGGCTACCTCAGCCTCAGCAAACTTCCTGATGGTGGCTCCGTCCGATTCGCCCTACTCACTGACGAACCTCTGGAGTTCTACGAGTCTTGGGGTGCTGCTAACGGCGTCAACAAGCCCTTCCGCTTTGATTTCGAGCCCACCTACGAGGACGTGGTTGCCGAAATGGGCGACTTCGAGCCCCGCGAAGGACGCGGCGGCCCTGGAACAGCAGACGTGAAGTTTGCCATCGCCTGCCCGGTCTACAACTACGAGTCCGGCAAGGTCCAAGTCCTGCAGATCACCCAAAAGTCGATCCTCAAGGAAATCGACCAGATCTCCCAGATGGAGGACTACGCCGAACTGCTGGAGTGGGACTTCACCATCGGTAAAAAAGGCAGCGGCCTTACCACCGAGTACACCGTCCGCCCCGTCCCCCGCAAAAAAGGCAGCCAAGAGCACATCGACGCCGCTTGGATCGAGGCCAAATCCGAAGGCTTCGACATCACCCGCCTGCTGACTGGTGGCAACCCCTTTAAAGCGGCTTGATCCGTTACTTGTGAATTTTGTGCCCCCTTTATCGGGGGCTTTTTACTCATGGAAAAAAAGCCTTACCAGTGTTTGTACTTAGTCAAGTACAAAGAAACAAATCTAGTAAAAATAGGTGTCAGTAATAACTGGTATGAAAGAGCTAAAGCTTTACAAGCGGGCATAAAAACAACCCCATTAGCTGTTGTGCTTACTGTAAATAATATAGAAGCCGAAAAAGAGCTACACAAAAAATTTGATGAGTACCGTCTTCCCGGCTCCGAGTATTTTTTCTTTGACCAAGAACTACTGGGGCAAGCTGTAGCTGAGGCATTTAAACATGGTTATACTTTAGCGGATTGGCGCAAATATCCTCCGCGACCTCCTTGCCCTGAACTAGCTTTACTTGAACAGGATTTTGTAGAAGTAACAGCTACTCTACAGTATCAAATTTTTCGTCAGCTACGTTTACAATATCGGCAAAAATTTACTTGCATTTTAGAACATTTAAATAAAGTATGGCCTCAAGATGTAGTTAGGTATTTTACTGTACACTTAGATATACAGGTACAAAAAAGAAAGCTTAAGTCGAATGATATGTGGACAAAAGATTGGGCTTTAAGGCTTGAAGTAATAGAAGATTACGTAGTTAATTTATTTAGATTTATTCGTGTCTATACTTACAAAGATTTATCTTCTCATAAAGTTTTTAAGCCTGAGTCTTTTATATACACTACACTCAAATCTTGTACTCCTATAGCGTACGAAAAACTACCTTTACTGGCACGAATAATTATCGAAAGAACTTGGCACGGGTACGATTTGTATCAAAGCCTGCTTTCTGTACAGGCACAGAGACAAAAGCAAGACAGGTACTGGTTCCAGCATTATTTAGAGTCTTACGGTCCTCTTTACTACAATAAAAATGCTTTGTTGCCAATACCTGTATTTACGACTAAGCTATAGATGGGAAATAGTACCTACATGGCCTCCAATACGCAAGACACACTGGCATCACTGCGTAAATGGAGGCTGGAACAAGACAATTCAGGCCCCTTCCGGGTCTACCGGGACATCAATAACAACATTTACCATAGTGTTACACACATCCTAAAGGAAACTAGCGACAAAACCGGACTGGAGCGCTGGGAAGCCCGCTTGGGACCCGTCGAGGCAAGCTGCCAGCGGAATGTTGCAGCAACCCGAGGCAACATGGCCCACGGTCAAGCGGAATACCTGCTGAAGTGCTCTATGCAGCTGGCACGCTCAGCCGCCAACAAGCGCAACTCCATTCACTGGGACGATCAAGGACTCGCACGCATCCCCAAGCCAATCACAAAGTGGGCCATCAATCGCGTTAGACCGAACGTACCCCGAGTCGGCTGGAGCGCAGCAGGCTAC